AAAAAGTCTAAGATACTTAGGCAGTTATACATAAGTATACGTTCTAATAATTCGTCTGATAAAGCAGATGCACTAGCAGATATGCGTAAGTTTAATAAACGACATCCTCGATACGCTATATTACCTGAGACAGTAGAGCGGTCTATGAAAGCGCACCAAAGAACCAGTGCCACTATGCACAACGGTGTAGTGCTATCCCCCGCTGCACTTTCGGTTTTACGGGTAGATAGGGAAGGCTATTAAATAGTCCTCCAAATACGAACACCTAGCATACTGTTCTCTATTCGTACCTTCACTACGTACTGCCACGTATTATATTTAAAGAACTTTACTAACTGTTTTTTAGCTTTCTCAGTATTAATACAAGGTACAAATACAGATGTACCTATATCCATGTCATCCCACGCTACAATTATCTTAACTCCATCAGGGTTTAGATCGTTATTCCGTAGGACTGTCTTCTGGATTGGCATCCTCTTCCTCACCCATACCAAACTTCATCACCAACACATCTGCGGGAGGTAAAGCTAACTTGGTGCCTTTAGATAGTCGTACTTTCGCATGTTTTCCTTCACAGGTAGACTTTATCTGTGACACCAAGTGGTTATAGTTTATCTGCTGCTCCCCACACCATGCCTTTAATATCTTAGGGATAACATAAAACTTCTGAGTGTCTGTCTCATACCTAGCTACTAGCTTACCCCTTGCAATAGACTCAGGCATAGCTAACACATCCATACCATTACCCTGCAGCTTTCGGTTATCTTGTGTACTTTCTATCTGTAAGATATTACTGATGTGCTCTGTAAAGAAGCTGTTCATAACATCAAATACAGAAGCCTCTATAGCAATAGAAGAATTCTTATTCTGAGGTAATAATACGTTCAAAGCCCATTTAAAAACTTTACTTACATCATATTCTATAAGCCCAAGTTTCTTAGCTATCATCAACCCTGCTAAAGTGTAAGTGATTTGGGCTGACCAGAAGCGATTAGGGGCTTTTAAATTACCTTGAGTATCCACTCGTTTTTGTATTGTGTTACATAGTTTCTGTACAGCTTCTCTGTTATTCATAACGTACTGAGCAAATATTGGCCCCGCATGTCCGTAGTTATCTTGTATACCTGCTTCAAAATCATCGGTTTCTTTTTTAGAGCTAAACATATGCTTAATATCTGGTACGTAGCACTCTAATACTCGTTGAGCTTCTGCTTTAGGAGATGTTTTTGCTAGGCATACTAGTTCTATAATGCTGGTATTACCTGTTGTAAGAGCCATTAAGCTCCATGATCTACCTCTAGCACGTTCGATATTAGAACTATTAGACATACGGTTCTTCTGCCTACCTGCAGTAAACATATACAGTAGGTCTGATGCTAACGCTGGTTTTAGGTTGGTAATCTCGTCAATACACCAAGGGAGACTATGGTATAGCTCTCCCCTGTTCATCTTACTGTTAACAGTATCTTCTTTTTCAAGGACTAACTCTTCTGGGTCACCCCAGATACTCGTCGCTGCATACATAGCAGTTGTTTTAGCTACCCCAGAATCTTTGTTGTGTAAGTGCATGGCACTACATTTAACATTAGAAAACTCCATAAGGGCTGACCCAAAGCCTACCCCTACAACATACTGGTACAGTTCAAAACCGTCTCTGTTCCAAAAAGATAAAGCATCTTTCCAACCTTCTAACGTACCTTTAGGTTCAAAGGCAGGGAACAAACCTACAGTAGGTGTAGTAGGAGCGTTAAAACCTATGCTATCTGGGAGTATCTTCTGGTTCCCTAAAATAAAACAATCTAACCGATCATTAGTCCAACCAAACTGTCGATGAGCTTCATCTGCTGTTACATTGGCCTGTAGTTCATTTATCCAAGTTGTTGTATAGGTCATCAGTTCATCCATTTTCATTACGGCTACCCCCTGCACGGATAACGCTTTACGGAATTCCTCCCTTGACGTTACTGCACTTAGTGGGAGGGTAAACTCTTTTACCCCGTCTTTCGGGAGGTGTAAGCGCATAACTACAGACTCACCTAGTTCAATGTCTGTAATCCTTTGTATTACATATAGGTCATTATGATAAATCTGTTTCTCATCTATATCCCCATCTGCGTTACTAGTACGCATGTACACTCCACCATTAGCACCTCTAAAATAAGGGTGTGGGTACTTAGGGATACCGTAGGTAGATGCCTCTATATCCCCAAAAGAATCTTCTTGAGAACTGGTTTCGGCTTCCTTAAATCTGCCCCCAAGTACAATAGGAGACTTAACTTGCCCCCAATTTGGACAACTAGGACAAACATCGGCATTGAACTCATCAAACTTTGCACAAGTGTATGGCCCTTTTATAAGATCGAACTTACTGTCGGTACCATCTTGTGAGTACTCTGGGTGTCGTTGAGACAGCTTATGGGCAGCTTTTCCACCGTCTACGCAGAACCTAGCAATAGAAAGCCCTGCTCTCCATAAAGGTTCACTAGTGTTTTCTTGGTTTGTAGCGATTAGTCTTAGTTGCTCACAACCCTTACCGGCCCTAGTCTTTTTAAGTATGTCTACAAAAGATGATTCTCTGTTACCTAACAACGCATCCATGACAGCGTTGGTGTTCTTTGTTTTTGTACGTGCGGGGTTAGTGGGTATAGGTACGAACTCTGTGCCTAATAGTCTAGCAAAGTCATCAAAATCATTAACCTCGTATTCGCCACTGCCTAGAATAACCACCTTAGAAGGAGGTTCTGTCTTATAGTTATGTGTAAGTGGTACGCGCAAGACCCTAGCAACATCAGATGTGACTGCAGGGTCAGCGAAGAAATTATGAGATGCACATAGAGCCTTTAGTCTTTCAGCTACTACTACCCAATCCTCAGTAGTTATATCCTCAGACAAAGGCCAGTACACATGTATACCCCGACCAGAGTCCACTGTCATAGGTCTAGGTAAGGCTAACTCTCTGCAAAATCTCTGTAGTGCGTTAAGAGCTTCTAGTTTACTTGGGTAATCCTTACTAGGGCCACAGTCAATATCAAGAAAAAAACTACGCATGTACTTAGCGTTATCAGCTTTTCTAGACCCTTCTTCCTCAAAAGTAGATAGAGCGAAATACGCATCGTACCCCTGCTCATCTAGCTCTATCGCTGTTGTTCCAAGAACTCTTATATCATCGTAAAACTTCTGCACCCGTTTCGATTGGGATGCTTTTGCGGCGAAGAGACAGTAGTATCCTGTACCCCCCAATACCGCTTTCAAAAAAGTATCGGTTTCCATAATACACCTGTAGTGAGGTGTCGCAGCTAGGGCATGACATAACGTAGCTCCCTCCCTACCAAACGGAGGGTGAGTAAGGAGCGAGTCACTGTCAGGAGAATTCCCTAGCTGCGACTAACTTTAATGGCTTAACTAGCCCACTCGTCAATAATAGAATCTAGATCATCGTCTATATCCTTACTGACATCAGGTGTTGCTTTCTTTTTACTTGCGGCTTTCTTTGGTTCTTTGGGTTCCTCTGCTTCCTCTGCTTCATCCCCCCATTCTGCACCGCTATCATCCATATCTACTACGTCCCCTACACCAGAAGTAACTACAGGTTCTTTAAAAGGACTCGCATGCTCCTGCGTGTACCCTTCAACCTTATCAAAAGGGGAAGCAGACTCCTGCATTGCAGCAAGCTTTGTCACTTGCACTGCATTCAAACGTAAGGAGGTGCCGTTCCCACTAATGCTATAGGGTACTAGCGTTACCATCGCATTGACGATGCTCCCCCTAGTTAACTGAAAACCAACAAATAGTAGATTATTATCCGAATCATACTGACGTACTTTTGTAGCTTTATCGTAGCACTTTAATTTGGTTTTTATATGGAAAACAGCGTCTTTCCCTTTTAGCGAACCCTGTATCAACTTAAAGTTATCTTGAAATTTAGGCCAGCTATCTTCCTTCTTTTCCTCATATGCTAAGTGCATAGCCTTACGTAAGGGTACAGCTTTCTCGTAGGGTACAACTAAAGTCACACTAAATGCGGCATTTTCAGCATCCCATTCACAAGGTACTGAAGATCCTTTTTCGTTTGACCACGTGTACGGTTGGTCTAGTCTTGGGTAAATCACTTCTACTTCGTTAAGTATTGCTGTCTTAGGTTTTACTTCTTGCATGGCATTCTCCATTGTCAGCCAGTTATTTTAAATCCCTCTGTTTTCTCAAACGGAGAGAAACTTTCTTGCCCCTTACTAAAATCTAGGGCTATTGCTTTTAATGTGTCAGGGTGTGAAATCATACCCGCCACAATGTCTATTCCTGTCACCTTCAAAGGTTTTGTAGGCGCAAAAAATAGTTTAGGTACAATACTGTCATCGTCAAAATATACTTTTGTATATATCTCTGAACAAACGGTATCGTGTTTGTTTAAAAATCTAGCATATTCCTGTAAAGGCATAAGGTTACCCTTCGCTCTACCAAATATACTGTTCGCAGGTACACGGAGTTGGTAAACCTTTTCAAGGTCTGCAGGGAAAACTATTGCTATGTTCTGTGAGAACTTACAACTCCTACCCCCTCCAACCGCACCACCACGTATGTTGTGGCGACAATCCATGCACCGTGTGGCTTGCATTTCGGGTACATCTGCATCTGGGTACTGTGTGTTAGAAGACCAACAAACCGGAGTCTGCGGTTTATCTACATCAAAAGCCTCAGAGTAGTACGCACGTTGGATAGACGCAGCATTCACAATCACTGCTGTCAGCGTGTGTTCCTGTCCTGCTCCGTCAAACCCAAAGGTTTTGTTCCTGATACTTACCCTATTCATTAAAAATCTTCATCAAGTGCAGCTATACCTGTTGGTACGGGTGTACTTGAAGGGGTAAGATCTACCTGTAGAGGTGAGCCTCCACGTAAGGCTTCTGTCAGAGTATCCAAGTTGAACCTATATGTTCTACCCGCTTTTATGTAAGTGTGTCTGGGGATTTTATCTTCCCTTAACCACTTCCTTACCGTTGAGATGCTAACTGAATATTCTTTAGCGACATCACCTATTTTTACGTACTCTTGCTTCATCATTAACCTCGTGGTTTCTGCACAGTAATTGTGTACACCGCGTCTGCCTGTAGCCCGATAGGGATTTCTCCACAGTCCTCTAGGTACTCTTCTAGATTCTTCTGGGCGATTCGTTTCTGCAAAAGCTCTGGACGCGCTTGCGCTAGAACCCATTCGTGAAACTTCTCCCAATCGCTACACCAGTAGTTAACTCTCTTCTTCCGAATAAAAGTACCTTCCTCAGTCTTAACAGAAGTAACATCGTTCTCTACACAATGCTGTAGTAGTTTCGAGTTTATCTTCTCTTGTTTTTTGACAAGGGCTGTATCTTCTGTATCGAAAGCAGCTTTGAGTTCGCTACGAGCGGTTCGTAGAGCGCGGTATGCCTTTACAAGCTTGGGTAAGCCTGTTGATTCTTTACTCATTTTTTCTCCTCGCACCCGACAATCGGGGAAACTACACTTTAGTTTCTATTTGTAGCTTAGTCAAGCAAATCTTTATATAAATCTAGTATTTTTGTGTGAATGTTAATTCTATTATCTAGGAGTGAGTATATACGCTTTTCTACGGCAGAACTTTGTAGTTGCACTACTGTACATTTGTGGTCTTGTCCTGACCTATGTACTCTAGCGTTAGCTTGCGCGTAGGTTTCTAAACTACTGGTTGGCCCCCACCATACTACGGTGTTCGCTGCTGTCAGTGTTACACCATGTGCTGCAGATTGAGGCTGAATTAGGAGTACCTTTGGGTCATCCATCGTTTGGAATCGTTTAAATATATCTGTCCGTTTAGGAGCGGGTACATCCCCACGTATAACTTCAGTAGTTATACCGTCTTTCCGTAGCTTTTCTAGCAGTACGTCTATGACATGCTTAAAAGGTACAAACACTAATATTTTTTTACTAGATTCATCTATTACTTCTCTTAGTACTTTGTACCTATGCTTGATATCAAACTCTAACGTCTCTCCAGTGTCCGTATAAATAGCCCCACAAGATATCTGCAGTAACTTATTCATACTCACGGCTGCATTGGCTGCGGTTATCTGTTCCCCTGCGGCTTGCATCACCATCTTATCTTTTAATTGTTGATAGTATTTTTTCTGCTGCCTAGTCAGTTCAACCTCTCGTTTGACATACACCATATCAGGTAGGTCAAGACACTCTTCTTTGGTAAACCTAATAGCGGGTTGTAGTGCCTTGTATACTGTATCTACTGCCGACTCTTTCGGCACCCACTTGAACTGCGTTATCTTTATCAACACTTGGTCGCGGAAGGAGCTAAAGAATCTAGGCACTGCGGTAGGGTTAATAATCTTGGCAAGGCCATAAGCATCTAGGGGTGATTGAGCAGCGGGAGTGCCTGTCATCATCCATACCCATGTCTTAGGAGTAAGTAACTTATTAAGTACTTTCCAACGTCTCGTTTGTGCGTTTTTGTAGTGGGTAGCTTCGTCTACGATAATTAAATCAAATCCACCGTTAGCTATTTCGTCTGCTACAATTTCTACACCATCGTAGTTAATAACTACGTACTCTGCCCCTTGATTGATAATCTTCTTACGTTTAGCAGAAGCTCCATACGCTACATCTACTGTACGATGCATAGCAAAGGTAAATAAGTCTGCTCGCCATGCACTATCCATGATAGATAGAGGGCATATCACTAGTACCCTGTTGATGCACCCCTTATTGAGAAGGTAGTCACTCGCCCATATAGCGGATGCAGTCTTACCTGTACCTTGTTCATTAAAACAGAAAGCACGTTTGTTGAGTGTTAGAAAAGCTGCGGTAGTTTTCTGGTGCTCAAACGGCTCGTATTGACCTGTCCATTCATACTGTGACTGTATCGGAGAAGGTACGTTTATGTTTAGGTTGTTAAGTACATGTACCTCATCTAACCCCCAGTTAACAAGCACCCTGTTACTCTCTAACACCTTACTCTTAGGTATTAAATTAGTTACTTTCTCTGGGTTCCGTAGGTTAAGTAGTACTGCTTTGTCGTTTACAATTTGCACTATTTCTTCTTCTTCTTGTAATTACGACTTCGGTTTTTACTCTTACTCTCTATACGTACACCATCCTTGTTCTTACCACCCTTGCTGAGAGGTTTCTTGTGGCTTACATCTTTACCTTCTCGTTTATCAGCCTTACCGTTCTTGTTCTTATCAGGGCTATCCTTATCCATTTTACGCCTAGCTTTCTGACGTTCCATACGGTTAGCGTGTTCCCCTCTTTCTTTCTGCTGCTGATACTCTTTCTTATAGGGTCTTGGTTTCTTAGTATATGGCATTAGTTTCTCCCGTTATGAGCGCAGTCTAAAACTGCACAATGATTCTTACATAGGCCACTAGGTTTTGCGTTCCATACGTCTGCCTCAAATGCAGTATCCATTTGAGTGAATGCGCCTAGCCATTTATCCCATAGAGTTGTCTGTGATGGTTTTGTGTACTCTTCTTTTATTAGCTCATTACATACTACAAACAGTAGCCCTGCTTTAACTGTATCAACCACTGGGAAGTGTTTAAATATAGCTAAAGCCATAAGCTCTAACTGCCCCTTATCTGCGTAGCGTGTAGACTTCCCAGTTTTGTAATCTATAACCCACGCTAAGTGGTTATCAGTATCTAAGATCACTAGGTCTGCTATCCCCCTCCACCACACATCATCTGCAAAGAATCCACAAGGTTCTAAGCTTTCCGTTAGCCCCATTTTAAGCTCACATAGTTTCTCACCCTTGATCGCAATGAGTGAATCTAGACTTGCTTCCACGTACTTAAAGGACTTATGTAGGGGGGTCTTGTCTCGTACATAGTTCTCTGCTGCTTCATGCATCTGAGTACCGTAACGCATGGCCTCTGTTTCTTTGTCTTCAAACTCTTTGAGTACTTTCATGTGGTAGAACTGCTTCGGGCATTGCTCGAAAGCTTTGATCTTACTGAATGACCACGGGGTTATACTCACAGATCGAATTCTCTCGTGGGCTTCTTAGACACTACTGTATAATTTTTACCTTCCCTATCTAGCTCTTCGCGTAACTCTAGGAAGTCTGGGCTAGTACGGTCTGCAGCTACGATCAAATGAGTAACAGTTTCGTCTGCACGTTCACGTTCAAATTCATCCCAATAGTCCTCAAAAGCGTCCATTACGAGCTTATCTTCGGTCACACGTGCCTCTCGCCATGCATCTATATCAATTACTTTACTCATTCACATTCTCCATAGCTGTTACCTATACCGGATTCGCAATCCAGTGGTAGTCCTGTAGCCCAATCAGGTATCCACCGCATACTTTTTTCAATCGACAACTGTGCCTCTGAAACCTCTGTCTCAGGTACGCAGCATACAATTGAATCGTGAACTGTCAGTACCGCCTTGTACTGCTTTGGTATTTTTAACATCTGTTCTGCGATAATACAACGGGCGATAGCTTGGCATACGTTCTCTACTACCTTACCCCCATATATATTCTTCCTACCCTCGCGGGTGTCGTAATTAAACTGTGGCCCACGCTCCTCTTGCTCAAACTGCAGATCACCGTAGCGGAGGAGCAAACCAGAAGGTAACCGAATTGCGGAGTGTTCGGGTGCTACAGTAAGTACTCCCTGTCGCCCCAACGTGGCACCGTCGTGGTAGTACATACATTTTAATACGTGTTGTGCTTGCCGCCAAAGCTGACTTATCTTCCAGTTACTGTCCCTGTATACACTTATAACGCGCCTTGCTTCACCAAGATCCATGTCAAACCCAAAGGTAGCAAGCTGATCGACAAACCGGACA